GATTTTAGGTTTAAGTAATTTGTAAATATACCAATACTCAACAAAATCCATGCTCATTAAATCAATATAACTAAAAGCTGACTCAATTGCCATGCTTATATTGATAAAATCAACTAAAAACCGTCTTTTATCATAATCTATAAAAGATAAAGGATAAATAAATAAAAATTCCCCAGTGCCTTTATCTTTGCTTAATTCAACCGGAGAAGTGAAACGAAAAAATTGTTTGTGTTAACCTCTTCCTTCCATTCTTTACCACATTTATTACAAACTTTATTCACTGTCGTTTGAATACCGCATTGATTTATTTTTTCTGCAATCGCTGTCATATCCGGCATATACATATTTTGGAATATTTTCTCTCCATACAGGTTTAAAAATTGCTTATCTGCAACTGCTCCATTGATTGCTGTAATATTTTTACGGTAAGCATTGATTTGAATTTTAGATTCGTTTTTCAATCCGTATCTTGCCTCCATTTCAATATAATCAGTAATAGTCGGGTATTTCATTTCAAGACTATTGATTGTTACTGATTCATTCTTTCCAGTTTCAATAATAACAGGTGTTTTTAATAATATTTCCATGCTTTGACTGTCATCATAATTTATCGGGAATTCTTTTAAATGATCTCTTGTGTCAATACCGTCTTTTAACTCACAAATTACTTCATTTCCACATCTTGGGCATGAGTATATCCCCTCAATACCGTCATCTGTGCCTTCTTCGTGCTGATCATTGAAAATAAGTATTTCAACCAATAAAGTATAAAGTGAACGGATAGGCATTTCTCTTGTTAAAATCTTAATCCGGTCTTTTGTTGTTACATTTTCCAAATCCATTTCAAAACCTTCGATACAACTAGTAACAAAATTACATAAAGCCAGAAAATATTTACCATCCCGAACCAATTCTGCCGTGCTTGTGATTGTTTCTGTCGTCGGTCTTTTAATCTCAACACCTGTAATCCCCAAATATCCTTTTGCTAATTTCATTCTCTTTCCCCCTAAAAAAAATAGCCTCATGCCACGAAACGAACGGGCATTTCCGGAGTACAAAACCGGTGTTCTGCCATTGAACTAATGAGGCATAAAAAACTATGTCAAGACAATAATATCCCATGGAATGATTCTAACGCTCATTTGAGCATAAGTCGGTGATTCTGCTGAATACTCCGGCTCTGTGTATTTACTACAATCACATTGGGTTAAGATTGTTCTTGAAAACTCGATCCCGTGAGCGTCAGTTCTAATCTTTGTAATATCGTGTGTTTCATTTTTAAACTTCCAATTCTTTAAAAATGTATATTCCGGTGAATTTCTCTGAACTTTAAATGTTAAGTCTAAAGCCGGTATTTTATCAACACCGTTTTTTAGAATCCGTGTTCTCCGGAATTCTGGAACCTCGACCTCACCCTCTTCAATTGATAATTCCTGAAATTTAACAAGAGTATTAAATTCTTGTCCATCAATCAATATTCTTACCTTTTCAACTAAATCATTTCTTTGCATTTAATAACTCCTTAACTTAACAGGATTAAACCGGCGCCGATTTTTATGGAACCGGCTGGTGACGGTACTGTCATCCATATATCATAATTTCTGTTTCCTGCACTTATAGACGATTGAGGGTTGTTGATTGCGTCTGCCTGAATGATAACATGATCGTCAAAAGTGTCTTGTGTACCATCTTCATTTTCACTTTGTGCGAATGTTTCCCCTTCTGGAACATTACCGGTTGAACCCCGAAACCATAAATTATACATAAAAGAAATTATCGCCATTTTATCTGCAAGTATTTTCTGAAAAGAATTCGGTTGATTTTCAGATACTTGTAAACTATCAACAACTGAAACCTTTATGTATTCTCTCATAAGAATTGCATTTGCAAACTGAAATTCAAGTGAAACTGATGGAGTGAATAAATTCCTGATAACAATACCACTTCCGATAATGTTTTGAATAATATTTATTCCTGCATTCGCAAGATCAGTCCTATCAACATCACCAACATTACCCAATGATTCGTTTTGAATTCCGTTGATTCCAAATATCGGGGTATCTTTCTGTGGGATATAATGAACACCTTTTAATCCAATAGTTCTGATCCAAACACCCATAACATGACCAACATTCGGGATTACTCTATCCGGAGCAATTTGTGAAGTGGCATAAGGGTCTGTTACTTTAAGCCAGTCTGCAACAATAACACCCAAAACATCATCCGATCTCTGGAATGATTGACCAATGGTAATCAATTGTGCCTTTGTCCTATCTGAAACAATATTAAAAATAACTTTCGGGTTATCGCTTCTTAATTTACAATATGTTTCAATTGCTTTTTGAATAGTTGAATCGGTTGTTTCAGGATTCGCAATCATTCTAACTGGAAGATTGTCAAAAGCTGTTAAATCCGCTAACCAATGAGCCGATGTTGTCGGTGCTGTTCCGTCTGCTCCACTGCTTAAATAAGTTACAGTAGAAACTGTTGCCGGCATTATTTTATCCGGAGTAGTCGCCAATGTTTGAGTAGTAACCTTTAGCCATGAACTATTCTGGAAAACATTATCAACAAAAAAATCAGTCACCTCACTTGCAATAGTACACCAAATCTTACCTAATTCAGTGTCAACTTCCTGAACTGATCCATTGAGTGACTTACGGTATGTTTTAATTTGAAAACCCAATACAGTAACAGCGTCGCCCTGTGCTCCTAAACTTCCAGAGGCTCCCGACCATGTAATTGTGTTTGTATTCTGATCAACTGTTAAAACTTTTCTGTAAAAATCTGTTGCAACATCAAATTTTACATAATCACCGACTTTAATTCCGATAACACTGTCAAGAACTGCTGATGTATCGGTTGCGGTCATTGATCCGGATAAAGCGGTTGTGAATCTTGCCCCATTTGTAATTGTATAACCGGTTCTGTTTCCAGATATGGAGTAATCCAAATTATCAAGATAAGCAGATTCAAGTTTAATACAATTTTCCGGTGCTGAATTTTGTACTGTCGCATTTGCTGAAACACCGTCAATCGCTGATCCAGTATAGCCAACATGAGATTTTACATAAAGCTGTGCGTTTACACCAACAACATTTTGAAAAAATCCCTGCACTGCGTCCCATCCATAAGTTGATGGGTCAAAAGTCTGAACACCAAATATTTTCTGAAAGTCTGATACATTATTGACTTGAAAAGCCTTTGTGTATTTTCTTTCAAATTTACCGATGATCCCCCCGATTAAAAAATTCGATGGTTCAACGGTTCTTGCTTTTCTTGTAGGAAGATTATCGCCATAAACTCCCAACCTTCTTAAATTCGCCATCTGTTAGTCCTCCTTTATGACAAATAACCTTGAAATATTTTCAAAGTCTTTATGAGTGATAATCCATTTTGGAACTTCCTTCACTTCATAGGGATTAAATCTCATAAAAAACCTTTGATTATCTATACTTAATTCATAACTCCGGTTTTGTGCAAACTTTAAAAGAACAGTTTCTTTTTCTTTTTTCGCAACGATTTTTACCGGTTTTTCAACTGCAATTTCATCATCATTATTATATTTTGCCATTATTGAACCTCCACTGTGTAATTATACAATAAATTTTCAGTTTTTACCAAACTATTTCTTTGCCAAATATCTTCTTTTATTTCAATCATCAATTTATATTGAATTTTTGGTATTTGATTATAATATTCATTTGCCTCAATAAAAACAGGGTCACCCTTAAAATAAATCCTGTAAAGCCTTCCATTTACCCATAATTTTTCCCGTGCTATAAAATATCTCACAATTTTTGAACAGATTGCCAACAATTCATCTGACCGGCTTTCTATATCCAGATCAATCTCCCATTCATAATACTGCAAATCCCTTCTTACTTTTGCGGTATCATCCGATTTATAATTATCAATAATATCTGAAACTTTTGAATTTCTCTGAATAGGGTTACCAACCATTCCATTTATAACAATTGAAGGCAACACAATTTCATTGTCCCGTTTCCCGTATTCAACCGGTATGAAAAGATAAACATCTGCATTTGAATAATCATTGATTAAAGAATTTCCATCATATAAATCAGTTAATGTGTAACCCTTTTCATCGTTATCATAAACTTGATGATATTCAGTGTTCACCCCGTCGGTTATTTTAATGCAAGTATATTTTTCGATAAAATATTTATTGCCGGTAAAATTTAAAGTTTTACCCCCATCTGATCCAGTTAATTTACTGCATAAAATATCTGAATAAACCATGCCCCTGATAGTTTCAAGCTCTGTTTTTACTGCTTTAAAAATATCCAATGGAATTTCATCCTCCACAACAACCATGTGAGATAATATCAAATAATCTTCGTTATCGTGCAATGATTTTATTTCAATGTAATCAATCGATGTTATACTTGAAATATCAATTGTAATGTCGGTAAATGTGTCATAGCAAGGTATAAGTACCGGAGTCATAGAATTATTGAATCTTATCGAATATGAGTAACCTGATGAATCTGTGAGCAAATCAGAGTGTTTTTGATTCCGTGAGTAAACATGAAAAACTAATTCTGAATAATTTGTTACATTTACCGGAGTCAATACTTTTTTTATAGTTGAACTGATTCCACCTTCTTCCCATTTAAAAACAAGAGAATTTGAATAGTCATTTGCGATATATTCCGGTATTTGATTTTGAGCGTAAACATTTACTTTGAGAATATCTGAACTAACCCATCCGGTATTTGAATTAAATGTTTCAATATCAAGTTTCATAATATTTTTCCAAACCCCTCTCATAATTGCTTATGATTTTTTTTATCGCTTTATCCTTGCCAGTATTTACATATTCCGCAACGGCTCCATCAACCCCATCATCTTTAAATGTAAATTGAACTTGCTCTGTCGCTGTTTTTAAAGCCGGTCTTGGAGGAATTCTTATAAAAGCATTACTTCTACCCTTTATCACTGCTCCGTATTCATGGATAAAAAATAAATGCTTTAATGTCAATCTTGCTTTGTGGTGCATTTTCCGGCTAACCTCAACACTCCATCCATTTTTTATCTTTTTCAGATATAAGCTGTTTATGTAACTTCTTATATCTTGATCTCCCTTACCATATAAGGGATTATCCGGTCTTGAATACCCCATTCTTGATTTCTGTTTTATAGTAGCCGGTTTTAACGGGTGCAATCCCATGTCATTATTTCTTATCCCTTTTTTAAATTCCTTAACAACCTGATCCGCCTCTTTTTTTCTTCGTGCCTCTACCCGTGCAATGTAATATTTTGGAATATTCCTGATTCTTTTTTCAAGATCGGTTAATTTTTTGCCCTTTTCAAATTTAAAATATCCCATTACCTCATTCCTATACTCAATGTGAAATAAAGATAAATATTTCCAAATTGACTTTGATACCCTTTTTCTCTTATCGCATAAGTAGTACCCATATATTTTAAAGTCGATCTTGCCAAATCAATATCATTGACTGAATAACCGAGTGCCTCAATATCTGCAACTGCAAAATAAAGGATAGTTCCGATATTGGTTTCTCTTAAACCGGCTTTTTCAATCTGTTCATTTGTTGGTGATTCCTGAATAGGATAACTTTTTAGCCAAATATCTGCGGTGTCTTTTCTTTCTTTGATAGATTTATAACTATCCCTGACAACATCCGATTCACCCCTTAAACTGATATTTATTAACATCCCTTCTTTTGCAATAATATCAGAAACAACCTTTTTTGCCTCACATTGCTGAATGTATTTATATGTCGGGATTTCCGTAAATGTTATTGATATTGAACCGGTTTTCTCTGCATTTGTTCCGATCTTTATACTGGTTTCATCTGTGATTTCTGTTATCTGCGAACATGGAAGAATACCGTTGCCATAAGCCTTCAAATAAAGGTTTAAATCATCTGTTCTGGCTAAATCAGTTATAATGTTTGATCCTTCTTCAATACTTCCAGTTCTCACAATATTCATTAAATTACTCCGGTCTGGTATCGTCTTAAAATAGCATTTGCCATTCTTTGTAATTCATTTCTGATATTTGAATATTTACCCCGATTTCCATAACTTTTGTTATAAGCCTGAACAGAAACATCACCGCCTCCATCCATTCCCTCAATAAATGACAGGATAGTATCACACGCAAGAAGTTTAACAGCCTCGCATAAATCAACTGGTATATCCTCCGGCTCATATCCGGCAGTATAAGTTATTTTAAGGTTTTTTTGACCTTTTGGGAAAATAGGCATCATCCATGTTTCAACTGCATTTCTTTTCGCTTTGATTGATCCTTCATCTGCCAATAATTCAACATTTGCAAGACTTAAAACCCGTTGATTATCTCCACCCAATACATAGGCAATTTGAGTCAATGAAATAACTCCACGACGGGATAGGTTTAACATATTTGTTCCATTCCCTGAATAATATTCCGTTATAGTTTTAACACCTGTTATTGAGTGTCTTGTTGTTCCTTCAACGAATGGAATAATTGAGCCGTTTAACCGTGAAGTAATCCATGAATCCGGAACGACTGATGAATCAACTGCACAATAACCCCTATTTAACAAATTCTGTTCTTGAACCTAGTGTGTCTATCTCATAATGAATATCAATGAATTTTACAAGACAATCACCGGATAATCCGTCCCCTGTTTCCCGATAGATTATAATATCAAAATTCCGGCTAACTGTTTCACCTGTCATTTCTATTACCGGAAAAGTAGCAATCTGCATAATTGATCCGGAAGTATAAGCGAATAACCCTTTTGATCCTCCCACATCGCTTGTTTTTATTGTTGAGAATGAAGGCACCGCAGTTCCATTATTATATCCTCTCACTTGTGCAACAAATATCGGTTGAGTAGCTCCGGATTGAATATAATGAATATGTAAATGTATAGGTGAATCCATCTTTTTTTGGTGTGGCATTTGTGAAATAATAGAAATAGTTTCGCTCTGATTATTTTGAGGAAATAATAAACCCAAATTTGTATAATCATCATCCGGTTTGTCATTCGCACCTTTTTTTGCCTGATTTGCCGAAACTGAAAAATCAGTCCATGTTGTCGCATTACCTTTCGCCAATAATGTTCCATCCAATTCAAATTCTGAATAATTACCGTCTTTATATGTGCCTTGAATTCTCTGATTTACTTGTTGATTTCCGCTCATTATTTATCCTTAATAGTTTGAACTGTAATATTGATAACCGCTGTTCCTGTTGTGTTTTCTGCTTTAATTCCTGTTATTGCTGTATTTATATCTGATACACCATCCCATGTTTCCCAAATAGCAGAATTATCTATAATGTCATCCTCTGAACTATTTGTTAAATATATAGTCGGTGATCCTGAATACCCTATTACAATGCTTGTTATCGCATAGTATGGCATTATAATTGCATTTGAATTCTGCGAATCAACAAGAGTGATTTTTTCAAGATACATTCCCTTTTCACCTTCGTAAAATCTTGAATTATAATCTTTGATAATCTGAATATTCATTTCACACCGCCTTAAATTCTGTTATATAATAAAAACCATGTTCAATTAATTGATCTCTTTCTTGCTTATTTACTTTTGCTATTCCGTTATTTACCGGAATAATTTTATCTCCAATTTTATACTGAAAACTTTTTGGTTTCCCAATTTCAAACTCCGGATGTTGCATGATATAAATTGTCCGGTCAATTATTTCAACTTCGTCTTTTTGTAATTCAATAATAGGGGCAACATTATCTGTTACCCCATTTTTTAGTTCTTTGTAAGTTTTAACCATTGTTAAACCTTGTAGTATCTCAACTTATAAGTCGCAACCATTCCAACTGTGCTTGCTGACGGTGTTCCGGTAATGTACTGTGAGGCTGATACAACCCTGCCATACTTTCCGTTTGTTCCACCATTTACACCGATTGTACTTGTCGCAACTGTTTCGGCATTTAACCCATCCAGAAGTAAATCTGAACTTGTAGTTCCATTCGCCGCAACTCCAAAGTCGATTGTCGCCGCACCTGTCGATTTTGTTGCAACTGTTACAATAAATTCATCAACAATAATCGGTACTCCTGCCGGATTAAGCAGACTTAATGTTGCTCCTCCGGTAGTTCCGGTCCCTGCTGTCAAACTTCCTTCAACCTCAAATATTTGAGAATCCGCAAGTTCTGTTTGCAATGTTTCAACATCTGATTGCAAGGTTTGAATAGCTGAACCGATTTCTGTATTCTGTAAAGCCGGTGCAGAATTATTTATGGATTTTACTTGATCGTCTGATAACATTTTTAACCTCCGTTATAAATTATAAGCCGGATTTCTCCGGCTATTACTTAATATGTTCTTAAACCTCTGTTTACACAACTTGTCGCCTCAAAAGCAGGGGTCAACGCTGTATAAGATTTAATTAAGAACGGCAGGAAGTCATCTGTTTGAGCAAGTGGTGTGGTTGTTACAAGCCCGTCAAAGTTTGAGCCTCCGGAGTTTGTATAAACCATTTTACCCAATCCCTGAATAGGATCAAGATCCCATAAGAAAACTGTTTCGGGTACTGCATGACCGGTATCCTGTTCATAAGCAAGATCACTTGTCATGTGTGTTCCAACGGTAGCAGTGTCAACCGCAACTGTTGTTAATGTAACCCCTGTTGTTCTTCCTGTGGGTGTTCCGTTACCGTCAAAAGTATCGGCATTCACAACTTTAATCAAAGTTTCTGCATTCTGAACTGTTCCATAATAAATTTTATACCGCAATGCGTCTGTCTGATCTGCGAATGAAAGTGTGATTGTAGATGTTCCACCACCAGAAGCAGCCTGTGATTTTGCGAATGCAAGTTCTTCACCATTTAAAGTAACTTTAGAAACTTTAAAATAATGAGTGCCATCTGCAATTGTTCCGCCTGTTGTTGCTGTCGCACTTGTCACTGTTCCCATTGTAGTTCTTGGGCTTGTAGCTGTTGACTCAACAATAGGTATATCACGATAAGCGTTTAATCTCCATCCACCGTTAATCTCAACCTGTGACATAGTGCCTGCAAGACCTTGGTTGAGTCTCACATTTGTCAATAACTGAGACACAAGAGATAACATTTCAGGTGACATTACAAAAGCTCTTTTGTGCTTTGCTCCACCTTTTCTGTTTGACTTGTCGATCATATCATCCAGAAATTTCAATGATGTGGGTGTTGAACCGTATCTTGCTTGAATTGTTCTGTTTGTTGCGATAAGGGTATCGAGTCCGTCAAACTCATAGGAATTCGCACCTTTATTTCCATAAAGGATATAATTGATCATATCGTAAATATGAGCGATTAAATGGTTTTCCATTTCGTATGCGGAAGCGTCGATATATTCTCCTGTTGTGTCCTGCAAAAAGTTTGTTACCGCACCTTTTCGTCTTACAACTTTAAGAGTAACACCATCACGAACTGTTGTCGAGTTTTTAGTCGGTGTTGTTCCGTTTTCACCCATTGCACTTGACTGACTCGGTAAAGATGACAGTCTATTGAACTCATGAAATTTCGCGCTAATTTTCTTCATTGTTACTAAAGCCATTTCCGGACTCAACCGAATAATAGTATTGGTAATCTCTTTTTCAAGTGACTGTGGAACTAAAGCCTCACCCACACCTGTCGCTGAACTTAATGCCTTTTTAATTAAACTTGTGTTTTCACCGGCAAATCTATTCCATTGCCGTAAAAAATTCATTCCTTCCATTTTTTATCCTCCAATTATTTTCTAACTACTAATGCAGATAAAAGGTCTTTGTTAGAAAGTGACTTTCTGACAGATTCAATATTACTTCCCTTGTTTGAGTCAACAACTTCTGATTTACCCATTGACTTTGCAATGTATTCGAAAGCTCTTGTAACATCGGAAACATCATTTAAACCTTTTCTGATCTGCTGTGGTCTATCATTCTGATAGCTTTTTGCAATTTCTTTTTCAATGTCCAATCCTTTAAGGACTTTTACAACTGCGGTTTCCAGAATATTCTGTTTTTCCACAATTCCTTTTAAAACTTTAACTAACTGCTGATTAGCTGTTGGTTTTGATTTTTTTACAAACTGTTTTCTCAGGATATTAACGAATGCCTTAGCAACCTCATTAACATTTTCCTCTGATAAGTCAGTATTATCCTCAACTCTTTCCTCTGCGTCGGAATTTGCTGTTTCACCTTCGGAATCAGTATCTTCCAATGCTTTATTAACATCATCCTCATCTTCATCATCAGATTTGGTGATTTCATCTTCATCTTCTTCATCTTCTTTGCAAACTTTACCTTTTTTCATTGACATTTTTACATCATTGTCAACATCTGTTTCGGTTCCGTCTTGTGTTAAATCTTTTCCCATTTCATCTTCTGAATCTTCCATTCCTTTTAATTCCTGTAAAAGTGACATGATATTGTTCATCAATACCTTTTCCTCACTGTTTCCAGTAGTTAAATCATCCTTGTAAACCTTTCCCATTTGTAATCTCCTTTAAGTCTTTGAATTTCTTTAAATTGGAGAAGATACCCTTTAAGACTTTTGTCTTAAGAGTTTTTCTATCTTCATCGGCAATTGATTCATTACCTCTTTTAAAGAGATTCTCATTTGCCATAATCAAATCAATCATTATGTTTTGGTATTCATCAAACAATACCTTTAATCGCTCCGCTTTCTGCGGTTTAATATCACTCATTATTCTTTCCAGTAAATTCTCGAATGCTGATTCAATATCGTATTTTCTGGAATAAAACTGGTGTTCTGTTTGTTTATCATCTAAAACTTGTTTTAATTCTGATTCAATAGATTTTTTTACAACCCCGATCTGATACGGATTTAATTCTCCCAATGCTTTATAAATTGAATGGGCGATTGAAGTTTCATAAGCCGGTCTTGGAACCAATACAACACCGTCTAATAATACATCATCGATTACTTTTTCACCGGAATCATTCATGTTTATTACATTTTGTGAAGGAACGATCCCCTCAATTGAGAACCCTTTTTGAACTGCTTTTTTATATGGAGGCATACCGTTAAGCTGTTTCCATATATCGTTTATTTTTTCAAGTTTATATTGACCGATCCCGTCATCTTCATCATACAATCGATATTCAGTTTTCCAATCTTGATTCGGAAGAATTTCTGATTTTGTAAGAATACCAATATCATCACTAGCTTTTATCCCGTGAATATCCGGATATAATAACACTTGACCGGAAGTCGCTTGATTATGAAACGATTTTATACAATTCTCTGACATCTTTTCTCTGTGACCGTCAAGTTTTAATCCACTTGAAACACCAATAAGGTATTTCCGCTTTTTTCCACTTTCCGATTTTTCCACAACATGATTTCTATTCTCATGCTCAAAAGGTAAAAAATTAAATTTAATCTTTAACCCATCACTCATTTTCCCCTCCGTTTAAAGTCTTTGACTTATACCTGTATGAAATTTCATACATAATAAGTATATTGTATTCTTATCTGAATGTCAAATACCTTTTTCATATTAAATCTTTTTTGCTGAATAAATTACATCACAATTACAAGAGATAACTTGCCCTGCCGGAAGTGATGGATCGTGTGGGTGTCTGCATGAAAGAACACCGGATAAAAACCACGATTTCCCGATCTTTATCCAGTTTTCAAGTTTAAAATTTTCATTGATTGGAATTGTTACACCGTTTAATCTTTTATGTCCGATTCGTGCCTCTTTTGATAAATGATTATTATGAATCCATGTTTTTGTTAATTCTATTTTCCCTTGATTCTTTTCAACCAATTTTCTCATGTACTGATCTTTAATATCATTGATTGTTGCTCTGGTTTCTGTTATTGCAATCGCTTTGATATTTGAAGGCACTCCGTATTTTGGGTCTTTCTTTGTGTAATTTTCAAAAGTGTTTTTTATCTTGTTTTGAAATTCGTTTATCAATTCCGGACTGATAACATCTTTTTGCCTTCCACCCCGTACATAATACTCCCTGACTTCCGCTGTACTCATATAATCGGTGACTGTCTGCCGTAAATCCTTTGTGAGTTTATCCCGTAAAGTATCACAAATCAATTTACCTTTTTCTGCTCCCTTGCGGATATAAACTGATCTTTTTGGTAACACATCTTGAATATCTGGAAGGATAACCGGAGTTTTATCACTGCTTATTTTATTCAGTGTTTTATTCCAGTCATCCCTCTGAATTCGTGCAATCGCTTTACTGGTATTTTCAGTATTGTTAGCAATGATTTTTGCCATTAACCCTTCATACTTCTTTCCAGTCCATCCGTATTTTTTCCGGATTTTTTCTGCATACCATTTCAACTTGTTATATCCTCAAATAGCTTGTTTATCTCTGCAACATATTCGTCAATAGTCATACCGGATTGCAATTTATCAGTGAGCAACATAACATCATCCTGAATCATTTTAAAGATAAAGGTTAAGTCTGTTTCCAATGAACTGGATAATTGATCATGTTGCTTTTCTGATATTGGTTTCATTTTTTTAAACTCTCAATTGTTTTTTTGAGTATCTTTTTAATGACAGTTTCCAATCTGTCAACCGGAACAGTGATTCGTTTCCCTTCTCTTACCGGTTTTTTGTTTAAAGTTTGAACTTGTAAATTTGTGTTCCCTGTTGTTGCCATATCTTTTTTTTTCATATCAACCTCATATCATCGTAAAGTTTTTTAACAGTGTCATAATGTTCTTTATCCTCATTCGATAATGATTCCCTGTTTACTTGACCAATTAGTTCTTCCAATTTAATCATTGCTTTGATTCTGTCATTTTCATTAACAGGTCTTTCTCCGTTCTCTTTTAACTCAATCATTTAATGCTCCTTGTCACTAAAGGGTTTTGTTCTGTGCCTGTCTGCTGTGGCTGTGATCCTTGCGGTTTGTTATATTCATCGCCGGAGTATGGCTGTTCATTCAAATCTTTTACTCTGATTTCATTAACTGAATATAAACCGGTTTGAAGTTTTAATTGCCACTTTCTCAATTCTTCTTCTTCATTTTTACTGGTCTGAAATTCAATATTAAATCCGTGTCCGAATCTAAAAGGTAATATATCATGCTTGAATTTTGTTTCAATCAGTTTTAATATTGGAACTATTCCTTTACCCTGTTCAATCTCTGCCTGACTTTCCGATGTTTCCCTTCCAGAAGTGTCACCGGAACCCGTGAGATTGATTTCCATGTTTGTCATATTAAAAACCATTGCCACTTCTTCACGAATATCTTTCTGTCTTTGCATTTGTGTTGCGAATGTATCTGCACGGGATAGGTCAACAATAGTTGCGTTGTTTCCTGTAAATGTCATTACACCGTGTTTAATTGGAGTCTGCAATTTTTCTTCAAGTCGTTTCTGTTCTTCAACTGCAATCGGAATAACAAGGTCTTTATCAGGATTACCGAATGGACTTTGATCATTTATGATGATCATTTTTTCCGGAGGTCTTGTACCGTCTGAATAGTCTGCCATAAGTTTATCGAATAGCATCGATTCCGCAACCTTATTGATTAAAGCCTCAATAGGCACTAATCCGTATGACCGGCTTGTTGTCGGGATATACTGCCAGAATGATAATTCATCCGGATAAAACTTCTGGGGTTCATATCCATCGATTATCTGAATGAATCCGGTTTTTGCCGAAACATACATATCTTTAATTGGAACTACTGTTCCACCGGCAAGTGTGTAAATGTTTTCAAGCCTGTTATCAATATCCTCTTTATAAACCGGAACTGTACCATGGATCATTAAATCAAATATACACTTTTTCATGAAGTCCATCCATTTGTCGGAGGCGTTAGGTTGCTGTAACCAATCATAGACTTCATCGGCTTGCTCTGTTTTTATAAGCTGTAACCTTTTTCTCCATCTTACAAGACAGTTATCAAAATTTGAAAAGTCCGGCAATAATTCTGGTAAAGCGGTTTTTAATTCTGCTTTTATTTTTGCCCTTGCCACAATGTATTCAACCTCACCGGCATTTTGAAACTCTTTCCATACCTGAAACTTACTTTTCATTTCTTCATAGATTTTATCTTCATTGACTCGATCATTTGTTACAATAAACCGCATAGCACTGATTTTATTCATCCTGCTTGTGACTACTGATAAAACCGGAGTACATAGTTGAGCAATCCTGATTCGATCTTCCGGAGATAAATAAAAGTATGGATTATCATACCGGTTTGTTTCAAGCTCCCCTGTTTTATTTCTTGCCTGAATACCCAATAATTGAGAATAAGAATAGATTTGAATTCCCCTTCCCTTACTATCTCTTGGGTCTTGGGTCTGCATGATTTCATTTACACCTTGTGTCAACATATACTACCTCAATTTAAAAGTTTATTGATTCCATCTAAAGAATCATTTATCTTTTCTTTAACATCATTATAACCGGAAACATTTGTTTTTTCAAGTTTATAAGCAATTAAATCTTCTGCTATTTTTAGCCTTTTTAATTCATCAGAATCCATTAACTCTTTTTTCTTATTTCCTTTTATACCTATACATTTTTTAATCTTTGAAGTAAATTTTATAAATTCTATTGGAGTTTTAATACCGTGATTTTTTAATTCATCTGTTAAATGATTTCTTGCCTCTTTTGATTCGATTTTTAATAATGGGTTTATTTCATATTTTCCTGTTTTTCTTATTGCCGGAATAACATCTTCAGCAACCCATTCTTGAAATTTATGTGCTTCTTCTTTGCGACTTCTAAAAATTAGCATATACAATGCAGGTTCATTTATTATAGAAACAGTTTCTTGATTATGGTATGAGTTGGTGTAACTAATAGTTACATTATCTCTCCATGTGCTTTTAATTGTTTGCAGATTTTTTCGGATATTAACAATACCCAATATTTCCGCAACATCTTGAGCAACAAACCAAACATCACTTCCTTTTTTAATTGTCCTTAATTTTCTTTGTTCATAACCCCATGATACTAAATTTTTCGTTAAAGTCATATTTAACTCCTTTTTCTTTATTTTTTACCGCTATCTAGCGGATATTAACAATTTCCTTGCCATGAGAAGATAATTTAATGCGTGATGAAAATGATCGGGGTTATTTCCTTCCGTCCATGTATATTCTTCCCGATCTTCATTCCACACCCTCACGCTTGCCGTTAATTGAGAATAAAACCCTTCAATACTTCTTGCGTTTTTTGGCAATAGGATTGTCTTTTTTAATATCGCCTCTTTTACCCCATCCAATGAAGCTGTTCTATCACTTGTTACGGTTTTCCGGTTCACACTGATTGAATCCATCTTGCCACCGTAAAAACTTATAAATACACCCTTCTGATTTGCGGATAACTTCCGGCTTAATCTTGTTTCCGGCAATCCATCTATTACACCACTAATTATATTATAATAATTAAATAAGTCAAACAATCTTTCTTCTTCTTTAATTTCTGTAATTCTTATAATTTGTATCTTATCATCGGGTAAAAACTTTCCGATAATGACATTAAAATAAGTTCCAACATCGATTCCTATCACGCAAGGGTCTTTACTCTCGCTGTACTCATTATAATCACCGACGCATTCATCAAGCATTGATTCTGTTATTTTAGCCCCCTCACTTGTAAAGGCAAGCCCTAAATCACCATTATAAAACCGCTCCATTTTACGATTGTTTACAAGTCCATCATTAAACCGGTCAACAATTTCCTGAATCGTAACATTTCCAGAAAATAATTTGCTCATGTGATAACCGGATATAGAAGAAACTTGCTGTTTATCCCACACCCCTTTTTTATATCTGTCAAGAGGTTTTCCACAATCACATATCACATGAATATCCCTGTCCATGCCCCATTCATAATCTTTATCTCTTAAAATATAATCATTCTCAACCTTTTCAACAACATGATTAAAAAAATCCATGTGAACCCATTTATTACAATGATCACATTTTATTTTCCATATCTTTTTATCAGTCTTGTTAAACTCATAATCAATCCCATAATCCGGTATTGTCGGGTTACTGATTTTTATTGTTGATTTTTTATAAGACGCTGACTGTCTTTCACTAACCATTGCAAGATTATTTTGATTACACTGATCCAATTCATCAATGATAACGGTATCTGCCTGAAACTCTGTAAACATAGATTCCGCATTTGATCCAATAAAGTTTATTACTCCCGATCCAAACGATTTAATACCCCTGTTATCAGTATTCCCCTGTAATATTTCCTGATAAGTCGGTGTAAATAAAATTGACTTCTCAAATCGATTAGTTACAAACCTGTTTCTGATTTCAAGTGTCGGCAATACATACATGACATTGGAACCGGATATTGCCTTACTGATTGCATGGATAATCAGATATTCACTTATTCCGTTTTGTGTTGATTTTTTGATAGTAATATAAGGGTTATTGTCTTTATAGATTTCTTTTTGATAGTAGTGCCTGTCAAGTTTTAAGGGTTGATTCTTATGATTCCTATGAACTTGAAAAAAATACATCATTGGATAGATTTTTTTTAACTCCAATAATTTATTCGGTATCTCACTCAATTTTATCATTGACTACCTGTTTCTTTATAATGTTTTTTATACTGTCTGCTGTAAAGTACATTGAATTGATTAACTGGTTATCCCCTTCTATTTGAGGATTATTATTTAATTTCATTGATTCAAATAATTCAAACGCTGATAAGATAACCAATTCTTTTTCTGACATTTTAGCTTTTCTTATATCTTTATTATTAAAAACACTTTTATATTCTTCTTGTGTTAATTTACCGTATTGAATAGCTCCGTGATCTTTCCATTGTGAAGTCAATCCGTTTCGGTGTTGTGTTGATTTCTCTATCAATGATTTGTTAGTAAATCCAGTTTCTTTAAAATAAGCCTTTTCAACATCAATAAAGTATTGTCTTAACTCTTTACCTTTTGATGTTTTTGACATCATACAAATATGTTTTGCAGTGTCAATTGTCACAAAGTATGCTATCTCTTGTCTACCAGCAATTTTCCCCCCGTTTGGGGTTTTCATTCTTTCGATTTTGACTTGTGTATAATCCTGTTCTTTTTCAAAGTATTTTAATTGATCTCTAATCCAATCTGAAAAATCTTTTTTAACTTCTAACTTTTCATGTAAATCTCTTGCATTAACCGTGTCAATACCGTTTCTTTTTTCCGTTTTAATTAACTGCATAATTACCCCTCAATTTTATCATCAGTAAAGAATTCCTTTAAGGATTCTGCTATCCTTAATAAATCACCCTCCGGTAAAGTAGTTTCAATTTTGCCGTTTACTTCCATTGCAGGAGTATAACCCCTATCCCTTCCCTTGACCTGTAAATACCATTTTGCAGTTTGAACATCATCATCATTTATCGCTTTAATTAAAGTTATTTCCGCTCTATCTAAAAGGGTTTCTTTTTCATCTTTCACTGTTGCGATTATTTCCTCTGATCGGTTTAAATTCTTATGAGCAGTTCTCCAATTACAACCTAATTTTTTTGATATTAAAGTTATTACCCCTCCGGTTCCTTTAATAGCCTCTATCAATTCTTCATCTGTAAAATCCCTCATACGCCCTTACTCCTTTTGTAATTTTTGTAAATTACTTGACTTTATTTTATCTTTTTCTTATCACCAATCCGTCAAGTTTTACATCTGGAACATAAACCATTCCAACCATTGATTTAATGATTAACCCTTCCGGCATTTCCATTGCATGAACATCATTTGATAATCTGATAAATAATGGACTACCGGAATTATCCTCAATGGAAATATCATCGATTACTTCAACTGGAACATCTTTTTTTACAACACTCTTAACCGGTTTCTTTACTTCAATTGTTTTTTTTGTTCTCACCTGTTATCTCCTGATCCACTGATTACATTTCTTTCTTTTCTGCTTGAAAGTTTATCAAGGTTTAATAATGCGACTTTATTCAGATCAATTTTCAAGTCTGTTGCTATTGCTGAAATATACCACAATACATCACCTATTTCTTTAACAATCTCATTTTTCTTTTCATCACTGAAAACCCCGTCATTATCCCTTAATACTTTTTTTACTTTGTCTGCTACTTCTCCGGCTTCACTGCATAAACCCAATACTGGATAAATAATTTCTTCCCTGTACTTTGCTGTTCCTTTTGCTTTTTCCTGATACTCATTAAAATCCATATTCTCACCCCTTTTATTATAGTGTATGATTTTTCATACACATTAAACTAATTCTTTAACCTTTTCTGTACTGTCTTTTATTACCTTTGCTGATTCATTGCAAATTGGATTTACTTTGTGATAACCATTTGCCTCACTTATCATTATATTTGTCCTTGCTAACATTTCAGCGGTTGCAATTTTCATTACCTCGATTAAATCACAATCCACTTTACTTTTTTCTGGATCAATAC